ACCTCTACCTTGCGATACATCGACTGTACAGACATAATGATGGTCTTTGATAGGTCTTTCATACACATTTAGATTATCTCTATGCCATTCAGGTTCCCATGCTTTCATGCCTAATAATGTGTCAGCATTAATCAGTGTATTACCTGTTCCTAAGAAACTGTTACCATACTCTTGTTCAAATTGTGCCTCAGATGTGTTTGCAATGGTCATCTTCTTCCATTCGTCATCACGACCTGGCACATCAAACCAGTTAATTAAAAAACTTTTATATTCTGATTGGTCATGAACTGCTGATTCATATATCTTATGAAACATATTACCCACACCATTTGCAGTAGATGTAATAATAACTTTAGAATCTTTACCAGATGTGATTACAGGATATGTAGCAGTATAGAATGTTTCTGCATCTTCTACGAATGCAAACTCATCAAGGTACAACATGTTAATTGACATACCACGAATCGATGATGACGATGTAGCGGCGGCGACTATCTTACTATCGTTTCCGAATTCGATATTACCTTTGTTTAATATTTTAACACCTGGTTGTAAAAAGAAAGGTACAGTTTCTAACATAGTGACGATACGAGATATCATCTCTCTTGCGATTGCACCCTTGTTAGCAAGAATTGCTACAGTGACCTCTGGTGTAAATAGTAAATACCATAAGAGATAAGCACAAGAGGTAATTGATTTACCTGACTGACGAGCAGCGAGAACAACACTAAATCTATTATTATTATAGTGATTGATTAGATTTTCTTGGTACCCACGAAGTTCAAAAGGAACTAAACCTTCATCAAGTGAGATAATCTGAGTATAGTTTTCAATGAAATGTGTAGGATTCTCAGAACACTTCTGATATTCTTTTAGTTCTTCTTCTGTATAAGAGGTTTCTATACCTGCTCTTTTGACCAGATTGTTACCTAGATAACCCTCGTTTTTAGGTTGTACCATAATCTATTTGTTCTTTTTCAGAAACTTTTGTAATTCTGATGTCGACCCAACATATAAGTGATTGTGTTGAGTTCCGACTTTTTGTTCTTCGCCTTCTAACTTCTTTAATTTACTTTGTAAGTCTATGAGTTTCTCTGCTGTTTCTCCAACCGTTTTGATAAGTTGTCCTGCAACTTCATAGGCTCTCGGGTGTTCAGTTTCTTTGGATAGTTCTAAGATTCCATCGATTGCATCTTGCCCTCGTTCTACGAGATTATAGAGATTCTCACGAGCATATCGATAGTCTGTTTCGATGTTTTCGCCTCTTTCAGGCAACTTGACTACTTCTGTTTTTTGTTTAATGTCTGACTCTATATCCAATAAGTCATCAAGTTTTGTATCTATTTCATTTGACATAATTAACTATTATTTTCTTCACTATAGTTGAATACTGCTTCATCATCGTAGAATGTCACATTTTCTGCAACTACGAAACTGTCGCCTGGGTCAACTGAACCCACAAATTTGAGTGTAGTATTATTAGGTATGGTTATAGCATTACTTAATGATAGTGATAATCTATCCTCTGGTATACTACTAACTGTTGGGTTAGGTGTCACACCTGTATTAAATACTTCATCTCCCTCACTTATCTTAGTATTTATCGCACTCTTAAAGGTCACTGTTGTAGAGTTGTTAACTGCATTTGCAAAAGCATCAAAGGCGGGTTCATAGTGTTTAACTTCTTTTACTAGACCTGCATTATTGATTTGTGTAGATGTAAATGAACCGTTTCCAGCAGAAACATAGTCTCTCTCAACAACATTCTTAATGAGATTACCTGTATAGATTGGTCCAAAGAAATATGTCTTCATTTGAAAATCTAAGGTGTATTCTATAATTCTTCTATCTTCAAACCCACCTTCGTAATCATCTGACATAGAAACTGATTGTAAAACAATCGGAACATCTCTATGGTCAGGCATACTATCTACAATTTTCATTGTGACTGTATATTCAGGTTGAAAGTAAGGTAAAATTTGTTCGACTATTTGTAATGCCTCACTCATATTCTTTGTGAGTATTGATAATGTAAAGTTTAAATTGTATGGTGCAGGTGCGTATTGAAACCCTCTACTACCATCTGTTTCGTATTGATTCTTAACTGAACGAATCAATTTGTTTTGTTGTCTTTGTGCATCGTATTCAAAACCTGTAATCTCAAATGCCATACGAGGTAATGATATTGCACTTCTATTGTTATCGTTTAAATCAGGTTCTTCTTGTAATCTTTCTAAAAACTTTTGTGCAGGTCCATAAGAAATAGGAACGATACCTGCTGTTAATACAGTGCCGTCTGCTTTAACTCTTTTGTATTGTATATTATTAAATAATGTACCAAAGACTGATACACATCTCTTAATAGTTTCGTTGTAAAAATATGTACCGAACATTATGGTTCACCAAATGGATTGATTTCTGATAAGTCTAAGTAATCAGAATCTTTGTTTTCAAACTCTAAGTTATCTGCCATTGCATCATTTTCAAATGTTAATACACTATCAATAGAGTTAATTGTAAATTCTGCTGTTGATTCAGCACCTATTAACACATCGTTAACTGCAAGTGTTGTTGTATTATCTTTGATGGTAAGTTTGTTATTACTATCGTTCCAAGATACTACTTCGCCAACCACATTACTATTGAACGATATATTTTCATTAGCAATATAGTCTATGTTATTTCCATTCGTCATGGTCATTGATATAGTATATGCCTGTTCGTCTTCAATAAGGTCGATATCACCGATACCTGTATCAAAGTCCTCTTGACTGTATTCAAATAATTCTGTTCTAAGTTTAAACACAAAGAGTTTACCAACTTGATAGAATGGGTCTTCGTGTTCTACAAATTTGATTTCGAACATTGAACCTGATAATGGAAAATATATCAAGTCTCCTTCGTTTGGTCTGAATGAAGTTGCAAGATTAGAATCTAATGATATGAATCTCTCCCAACTTCTAAGTGATATAATAAATGTCGCCTGGTCTCTTACTTGAACACCAAACTTAGACATAAGGTCTCCTTCACCTTCGAAACCATCTGTATTTTCTAAATACATTTCAACCTGATAAGCATCACCGAAACGAGATTGCACATCTTCATTTAAGATGCTATCTTCTTCTACAACCTCTCTAGGGAGATAGTATACTTCGTGTCCGTAGATTCTAAGAGACTCTACAACTAAATCTTCGTATAGTTGTTGCTCTGTAGAAACTGCGTGATTGAAAAAAACATTTGTTGGCATATCACTTTATCCAATCATGTCCATTGGCAACATGTCATGATTTAGTCTTGACTCTTCTTCGAGTCTTTGTATTTCTTCTTGAGCTTCTTGTTTTATCTGTTGACCATCTAGTGTCACACCACCTGGTAATGCGATACCTTGAAACTTAGATAAGTTTTCACCCCACTGATATTTACATAATGCAGTTGCATATTTCTTCAACCACATATCATTGTAGATATCTGTAAAGTCGTTAGGGTCTACTTTTCTATAACACTCTATGATTAAGAATTCGTTGTCTTCTATAGCGGCGAAATCCATATCTAAGTATAATCTGTTCATATGTTGATTATATCTTATCGGTGTTCTTCCTACTAGAATGTTATCTAATAACTGTATATGTTGTTGCACTTGTTCGTAATACAATACATTAGTTGCAGTTAAGTCATATAAATCATTCAGTCTTAGTTGATATCTAAGGTCAAACATGTTTAGATTATGTTTATCATTGAATGGGAATATGTTTAGGACAGACATAACAAACTCAGGTAGAACGATATAGTTCTGTTGTTGTTTGAATGCTTCGTCTGTATAAGCGTGTGGTCCTGCTGAATTCTCAACGAAGTCTTCGTTAGTCTTCATAGCATTTTTCTTAGTATTCGTCATTTGATGTTTTAGATACATTTTGACGGTACCATCGTAATGATAGTTGTGAAAATACTGCAATGCCTCGTCTATTCTATCATCAAATTGGTCATCATCGACATTGATTTCAAGGACAGGCGCACCAAGTTTTCTTTTGATGTATTCTTTTAAGGTGTCTTTACTGTTTGGGGCTGCCATAGTTTGTATTCCATTTTAATATGATATACAACTATTTATATGAATTTTAATCTTGGAAATAAGTTTTAGTTTGAATGCGGTCTAGTTTCTCGTCAATTCTTTCGATAGAATCCATTATTCGTTGAAATGTAATATCCATTGATTGTCTAGTGACATAATCTCTAGCGATTTCTTCTCTTGTCTTATTGACTAATATATCAAGTCTTCTTTGTTCTGCCAAGAGAGAACGAACCAGAAAACCTGCTGGAACAATTACGAGTGTGATTATTATGTCCCATAGAATATGGGGGTCTACAGTTAAACTTTCCATACTACTATTTAGAATATATTACTCGTTAATTGCAAGATTTCCGTATTCGTCTTTGATTTTATATGATAAACTGTAGTTATGATTCTCTTCATTTCTATCGCCATCGAAGTCTAAATTGAAAGAAATACTATATCTATCTTTCTGAGTAGGATTTGGTTCGACCATATGCATTAGACCACTCGGAAACATTATTAAAAAACCTGTTTTGGGTTCAACACTATAAGATTCTCTTACAGCAGATTGACTTCTAGGAACATTTCCGACAAACTTATAATCAGTATCTACTGCTACAAAATGACCTTCATCACCATCGCTGTGTATGTAGAAAGCACCTGAATACATACATCCATTATGTAAATGTGGTTTGTTCCATGCCATATTATCATTAATGTTCGCCCAAGCATTATGAAAATTGACTGTTGTATTCTTCATACCCAATGTTGGGGCAATCTCTTCTCTGACCTTTTTCTTAATTTGTCTAATACATTTTTGAAAGATAGGATTATCATCAACTCTATCGTTTGATTGCCAACCTGTATAAGCATTTGACACATTACGACCTACAGGGTCTCTTCTTCTCATAGCGTCCATTTCTTCTCTAAGTAATCCGAAATATTCAGGTGTCATCAAT